ATACAAGAGATATATTAAATTCATATAAAAATATGTTTATATAATGAATCCTGGTAAAATGAAAAATAGAATCGCATTTTACAGATTCGTTACATCATCTGATTCTTATGGCGGTTTTCTTTCGTCTGGTGAGACCCTCGTAAACACTGTTTGGGGCTATTCTAAGGCCATTTCAGGAGAATATGTAGACCAAAGTGGCCAGAGACAAAGAACTAACGAGGTAGAGGTTATAATTAGAAAAAAAACATTTGACATTGTTGATAATAATGAAATGACCTTTAAAATTGACGGCTCAGGTAGTTATAGAATAAATGATGTATTTGAAAGTGATATTGATAAATATATAACACTAAAAGGAACACTGGTAACATAATGGCACAATTTAGCGTACATGTAAATAAAAATGATATTAGAAAATTTAACAAAACAATGTTTATGTTAAAAAACTTTGCAAGTAATGAGTTTACTAAAAGTGTTCAAACAGTTGCAAGTAATATTGTTGGTATGGCTAAAATGCGTTCACCTGTTGACACTGGTGCTTTAAGACAATCAATAACAACAGACAGTAAAAGAATTGGGCCTTATTTAATTGAGGCAGCAGTAGAAGCAAATATGGATTATGCTGGTTATGTTGAGTTTGGTACTTTCAAGCAAAAACCACAACCATATTTTTTCAATTCTGTTAGAGATGGTTTGAGACATTTTAATAAAGACATACAAATTAAAATTAAAAAAATTAGCACAAGATGAAAGACCCAATGTATCTTATTAGAGGAAAAATTATTACAGCTCTTAATGGCAATATAACATTAAACAGCGCCAATGTTCCTGTTACAAATAAACTTAGAACAAATCAAAGTACGCCATATATTTGGGTTTATTCTCTAAGCACTGATGCTGTTGATGATAATTCTACAAAATTTTGCACTGATGTCGTTACAAGAATTGAATGCGTAACAAGATTTAATGGTGATTTGGGTGGCGATTTGGATTCAAATAAATTAGCTAATTCATGTTTAAATTTATTAATCAGCAAACCTATTTCAGGATTTGATTTAAGTTCTGATAATTTTAATGTTTATACATCAACATTAGAGGGTGTAAACTATGTACAAGAACAAGCTGACGACCACACCTATTATAAAGCTATAATAGAATTGTCAAATAGAGTCGAGCAAACTTCATAAAAAAATAAATCATTAATTTTGCACTATTATTAAGTTAGTATGGCACACGAGATTAATGAAAATACACAACTAAAATTAGATTTAAAAACTATTGTTTTAATTATTGGTTTTACAGTATCGTTAGCCAGTATGTATTTCGTTATGGCAAATGACATTCAAGAAGCCAAAGAATTGCCAGCACCAGTTGTGTCGGAAAAAGAAGCAGAATTTAAAGACAAATTAATTCGTTCACAAATTGACTTAACACAGCAGCAAGTCGAAAACATTCAAGAGGATGTTAGAGAAATAAAAGAAACAGTTGAAAAGATTGAGGAAAGAATTTATGAACTTAAAAACTAAAATATGTGTCCTGTTAATTGTCCTGTTTGCATTTTCTGTTAAAGCACAAAACTATAAAGATAATATTAGTATAGTTTTATTTAGTGCTGAATTTGCTGAACAAATCTCATTAAAAGATTACAGAAACCATAATACATTTACTTTTGATTTTGAAAATGATAAACACGAAAAACATTTTTTAAATGAAAGTATTGAATTTTTGCCGACAATTATTTTATTTAATAAGGGCAATGAAATTATTAGGATTGAGGGTAATATAACTTTAAAACTTCCCGAAAATTATAAGGAAAAAATGAAAAAAGAAATTAATAAACTAATAGAAAATAAATTTTAGATGAAAAAATTATTATACATATTGTGTGTTTTGTTTTGTTTTAATTTGAACGCACAAATTTTAAAAAAGTTTTATGATGAGGTGTTTAAATATTCAACAGTTTATATAGCTGGTGATATGTCAAATGCTTATGAAAATACTCGTAAAGATTATTTTGTTGAAAGACCAGATGCAAATGATTTATATGCAATACCCAAAGTAATTGATGTTACAGAATATTATCCATTTGATTATCGTGCTGGTATAGGTGTTAGGAGAATGGCAAGATTTGATTATGAAATAAAACAAAACTATATTGATGGAACTGAAAACATGATTGGACTTTCAGCACCGACAGCAGCAGTAAAGGGATTTGAATATTTATTTCATTGGGAAAAAGAGCGTGAGCGTGGTGAGGAATTTATTAACACAAGATATTTTTTAAGACATACAGGTAAATATCATATTGTAAAATTAGAACAAAGAGAACAGGGTAATGTTGGTTTTAAATATCAATCTGGTGAATTAAGATTCAGAATACCAATAGGATTTAAATTTAGTTTTTCATTGGGTGCTATGTATAGAACTCATCAAACAGCCTATGGTTATAATCCAATAGAAATATGGCTAAATGAAACTGCTATTTGGGTTAATCCTGATACAGGTCAAGAAATAGAATATCCAAAAAATGCTTGGTATTCATTAGGCTATGTTTATGGATATACAGACCACTTAACAAGATACACTGATGTCCAAACAAATGAACAAAGAACAGATTGGATATGGAAAGATAGTAATGGTAAAATTGTTGCTTATAGTGATATTGATTTTAGAAATGGTGTCTTTGGTGATTTAATGAATAGATACAACAATGAAATTTGGGATGAACTTGATGGTTTTGGTGTTGTATCACCTGTCGTTGGTTTTGACTTTTATCATTCAAGAAATAATTTCTGGACTCATATTTATGGCAGTTATTTACCGCCATATCATGAATATGTTAGCGGTGATATTGATGTATCATATCTAAATCGTAACAATTGGGGCAAAGGTGGTTTAAGAAAGGATAGCGAATTAGAACAATGGGAGGATTACCAATTTGGTGCTATCATTGGATTAAAGCTAAAAAGATTTGGTATATTTATAGAGGGTGAATATACTAAGTTTTGGGACACTAAAATTTACAATAGTTCAATCGGAATAAATTATATGTTATGAGTACAGAATTATCAGAGGATACTAAATTAACACTTGACTTAAAAACAATAGGTATTATTGTAGCAGGTGTTTTATCGCTTGCAAGTATGTGGTTTACTTTACAGGGTGATATACAAGATTTAAATAATAAAATAGAAGGCTTAAGTGGTGAGGAATTTGTTAAGAAAATGGAATTTCAGCTTAAAGATGAGTTGGTGAGAAGCACAATTATTACAATAGAAAAATCTACAGATGGTTTGAAAGAGGATATTTTAGACAACAAAGAATCAATAAAAGAATTAGAGGACAAAGTTTATAAAAGATGAAAAATTTAATTTTAATACTAACACTTTTAGTTAGCAGTTATACTTTTAGTCAAGATGTTACTATTCTACATATTAACGCAAAATGGAATACAAGTAACGATTATAATTTAGATAGAATTAGAAACGCAAAAGTATTAAAGGTGTTTTTAGAGGAACAAAAAGCAGATTTTAAAGCACAAATAAAATCAGTACCCACAATTGTTTTAATTGGCAAAGACGGAAAACCAAAAGGTCAATGGTCTGCTGGTTTATCATTTAAATTAGAAGTGCCAATTGACGAAATACAAGACAGGATTAATTTAGTATTATTTGGTAAATGATTAGTAAACATATTTCTGAAAAAGAAGCTACTAAAAGTGTTACAGCACTTAGGTTAGGTATTGACAATACTCCTAATGGTGATTCTATAAGTAATATGAAGTTAGTAGCTGAAATGGTATTTGAGCCATTAAGACAGTGGGTTGGTGGCCCAATAAAAATAAATTCTTTTTATCGTTCACCAGCACTCAATGAAGCCATTGGCGGCTCATCAAAATCACAACATTGTCAGGGACGAGCAATGGATATAGATGATGTCTATGGCCATAAAACTAATAAAGAGATGTTTGACTGGATAAAAAATAATTTAGATTTTGACCAAATGATTTACGAATTTGGTAATGAGGAAAACCCAGATTGGGTGCATGTTAGTTATGTTAGTGAGGATAAAAATCGTAACAGGATTTTAAAAGCTGTTAGAGATGATGGCAAAACTAAATACATTAATATAACAAACGCATAATGGATTTTGGATTAGCTTTAATACCTAATGGAATATTACTTGGAGTTGAATATTATCCTTTTGATGGTCAAGAGAATTACAGCGAGTTAAATATTTATTTATTAATTTTGGTAATACATTTTAGAGTTTATGTATGAGCAATCCTAAAAAAAAATTTAAAGATTCGACAGTTGGCAAACTATTATTTGGTGCTGCAAGTATTGTATCACCACAATTAGGTGCTGTTTTAAATGGTGTTACATCACCTAAAGATGCAATTGCTGAAATTACAAAATCAAAAATTCCAAACGAGGATAAAATAAAACTACAACAATTAATATTTGAGCAACAAAACAAAGAGATGGAGGAAATCTCTAATAGATGGATTGCTGATTCTAATAGCGACTCATGGCTGTCAAAAAATGTAAGACCATTAGTTTTAGTTTGGTGTATTGTTGTTTTTAGTTTTGCAGGATTATTAGACAGCATTGACAATGTTCCGTTTCATATAAATGAAGTATGGAACGATACTTTTGAAAAAGTTATGATGGCAGTTGTTTTAGCATACTTTGGTGGTCGTACGACTGAAAAAGCAACATCAATGTTTAAAAAATAATTATGGATTTATTGAATCACATTTTAGGAACTTGTGGCGAATCACATATTAATTTATATCACATTATTTTATTTTTTTTGTTAGCTTATCTTAGTGGGGTCTTTTTATATTACATAACAAAAAATGGCTAAAAGATTAACTTATGTCCATTATATAAAACCAAAAAAAAAGCGGCCTGGTGTTCATTCTAAAAACGCAAGTCGCAACCAAAATGGTTACAAAAAAAAGTATATTGGGCAGGGCAAAAAACACTAATTCTTAATTTTTAATAGTTAAAAAATTCTTTAAAATTTAAAAAAAATTAACAGGGGGGATTTTCGTTTAATGGACTTTCTTGAGTTTTTAATGTTAGTATATGCCAGAACACTTAAAGTGTCTTAAAACGCATTTAAATTGCGTATATGGGGATTTTAGCATTTTGCTTAAAAGCATAAAAAAAAGGCAAAAAATAATCATTATTTTTGTATTAAATTATTAATATGGGGACTACATTAACTGGCAAAAAAGTACAGAATACTTATGATTCACTTTTAAAATTATCGGACAATGATAATCTAACTACAACTGCAAAAATAGTTGGTGATGGTCTTGGCAATAACTCACCGATTTATTTAAGCACAAGCAAAGTTGGTATTAATGTTACGCCAACTTTTGAATTTCAAACTAACAGTCATGCTAAGATTGGTGGCGATTTAACAGTAGGTGGAAACTTTACAGTTAATGGTACTACAACAATAGTTGATTCCACAGTTATTGCTATTGGTGATAACATGATGGAGATGGCCAAAGACAATTCGTCTAATACAATGGACATTGGTTGGTACGGCACAATAAATTCAAGTGGTGAAAAATATGTTGGTGTATTTTATGACGCAAGTAGTGGTGTAGCAACTCCTGAATTTCATATTGGATTAGGCACTGTTGAGCCAAGTTCAACTGCTGCATGGACTGTAAAAGGTAAATTAGTAATTGGTGGTTTAGATGCTTCTGGTGATATATCAGTAGCACAAACCAATAAAATTAGATTTGATGGATTTACTGGTCATACATACATCACTGAGGAAAGTGACAGTAATTTAAAATTCTATGTTGCTGGGGTTGAAGTTTTTAATACAACAAATGATGTTGTTGATTTTCATAAACCCATTGACATAGTTAATTTAAAAATAAATGGTGGTCAGGGTAATGATGGTCAAGTATTAACATCAACAGGTAGTGGTGTTCAATGGGAGGATTCAAGTGGAACAATTGATGGTAGCGGTACTGCTAATGATGTAGTAATGTGGCAAGATTCAGATACATTAACAGATGCACCTATTGCTATTTCTGGTAACAATGCAACTTTTGCAGGGGAAGTTTTAGTACCAAGTGGAGATTTTATATCTTGGGGAACTTCAGGACACTCTGCTATAGAAGGAAGCACGGTTAGTAATAACCTTAAATTAAGAACAAACAATACAGTTGCTTTAACTTTGGACTCATCACAAAATGCAACTTTTGCAGGAAAAGTAGTTATAAATAATTCGTCTGCTGATGTTTTGACTATAAACAGAACTACGAGTGCAGGTGGATATATGGGTTTTCAAAACAATGGAACTAATAAATTTTTTATAGGGTCAAGAGCAACAGTATCAGGTAGTGGTGGAACAGGATATGATATTTATGCTGTTAGTGGAAACGATATTAGATTTTTTCCAGGAGCATCATTAGCTTTAACGTTAGATACCAGCCAAAATGCAACTTTTGCTGGTAGTGTTACTGCAAATTCATTTATAAAATCTGGTGGCACATCATCACAGTTTTTAATGGCTGATGGGAGTATTAATACAGGTGGTTTTGTTACTGGTACTGGTGTTAATAATAGAATAGCTATTTGGAATGGCACTACTGCTATTGATTCTGATTCTGATTTTTATGTTGATGGTGATACTATATTTACAACAAATCTTGAAGCATCTGGCGCTGGAACTTTTTCAGGTAAAATTACAGCAGGTGGTGGTGTGCAATTTACTGGCGGAACTATAGCGGCAGCAACAGCGGTTTTACATACAAATAACTATTTATATTTTAGAGGTGGCACATCAGGATTAATTATATCTGGTAGTGATGGCTCTTGTAATTTTAGATTAACAAATAGTGAGGTTTTATGGGAAATAGGAAGTGCTGAAAAAATGCGACTTAATTCAACTGGATTAGGAATTGGAACTTCATCGCCTGCGAGACCTTTATCAGTAAATTCAAGTCAAATTGGTGCAAGATTCACTTCTTCTTCAGCAGATTCGCAAATTGAAATTGTAGATAGTAGCGGAACTGTTGTTTTTGGTAGTTCATCTGGGAACGCAATCGTACAAGCAGGCGCGGCAGAAAGAATGCGTATTACAAGTGCTGGGAATGTAGGAATTGGACGAACTGACCCTGATGCAAGATTAGATGTTAAAGGTGCAGGTGGCGGAAGTGGATTAACCTTTGAAACAAGCGACTCATCTAACAATCAAACATTTTTTATTAAGGATGGCGGTGCTGCTGGTTTAAGGTATTATCCATTTTCAATTGGTTATACAAGTGCAGAAACTATACCTACAAGTAATGGTTTAGCTATAAAACATGGTACACCAACTATACATTTAACTGATTCAAGTTCAAGCGGTACACTTAGTTTAAAATTAGATGGTGTAAATACAACTTTACAAAATTTTTCAACAAACGGTCATATATCTTTAATTACAAATGGAACTGGTGGTGTGGGAATCGGAACAACTTCGCCTGATGACCCACTACACATTTTAGGCTCTGCTAATGGCAATGTAAATCTTAGAATAGAAAATTCAAATACTGGAACTAATGCTTATACTTCTTTACGTTTTGAAAACAATTCTATTGACACAGGAGTTTTGTTTTTAAATAGTTCTAATAATACACAATACGGCGGTGCTAATTCTTTAAATCTTTATCAGGGTGGAAATCATACTATTGGCTTCAACACAAATAATCTTTTGCGCATGGCAATAAAAGGTAACGGAAACGTAGGGGTTGGAACAAATTCGCCCAGTGTTTTATTTGACGCAAGATTATCTGGCACAACAGGTAAAGTTGCTGAATTTCATAATAGCGTAGGGTATGGTATTGGGTTTACCGTAGAAAGTGATGGAGGTGTTAACACTATAAATTCCGAAAGCAACCAAGCATTAGCTTTCGCAACTAATGGAGCATCAAATGAAAGAATGCGTATAAAATCTGCTGGTGAAATTGGAATTGGTGTTATTCCAGAAAGTTGGACAGTATTTACACCTATACAAGTAGGCCAAGCCTCATCATTTGTTGGTAGAACATCATTGAATCAAACTGATGTTTGTAATAACTGGTATTATGATGGTGCTGAAAAAAGAATTAATACTGGATATGCACAAAGATATGTTCAAGATAGTTCTGGCGACCACTATTGGTTAACAGGTGGAACTTCAACTGCTGATTCTGCTATTTCTTTTGATACGCGAATGATTATAAAAAATGCTGGAAACGTAGGAATTGGAACAACAAGCCCACAAACTAAACTTCATATAGTGGGGTCAAATGGTGCTGTTACACCTTCAACTTTTAGTGTATTTGACTTAACAGTTGCTGATGCTTCAGAAGCAGCAATCGGTATTTTGGGTACTAATTTTTCATCAATTTATTTTGGTGATGCTGGTAATCCAAATCAAGGGGCTATTGTTTACAATCATATTTCAGATTCGATGGATTTTAGAACTAATGGTAATGTTGAAAGAATGCGTATTACAAGCGCAGGAAACGTAGGAATTGGAACAACAGCACCAATAGTACCAGTTCATATTGTGGGCACTGCTGTAAATAATCCTTCTAATGGTAATGGAGGTTATGAAGTAATGCAAGTATTTGATAATACCTCTTATGCAACTGGAGTAGGTGGTGGAATAGGTCTTGGCGGTAAATTTAATTCAAGCGGTACAGATACAATATTTTCAGAAATTAGAGGTATAAAAGAAAATTCTACTGATAGTAATTATGCAGGTGCTTTAACATTTTCAACAAGAGCAAATGGTGCTAATATAACAGAAAGAATGCGTATTGATAGTTCAGGTCGAGTAGGTATTGGAAGCACAAGTCCATTATCTTATAATTCAAGAGCAAGAGATTTAGTTATAAAAAAGACTGGTAGTAATGTAGGTATAAGTATTGTAGCTGAGGCAAGTGGTGGCACTGATTATTCAAGTTCAGTGGTGTTTGCAGATGGCACAGGTGGGACTGCTGGATATAGAGGTATAATTGAATATGACCATTCAACAGATTCAATGGAATTTAGTACTGCTGCTACTGAAAGAATGCGTATTACAAGTGCTGGTTATTTAGGTTTAGCTACTACAAGCCCATCTCAACTTTTTCATTGTAATGGTAATGCACTTATTGCAAAATTAGGAGTACAAGCCTTTAACGCAGGTTTTGATTTTTATAATAATGGCACAACTTATTTAAATGGTGCGACTACAATTGATGCTGATTTAACTATTAGTGAAACCAATGGAGAAATTAATTTTACATCAGGTAATGGATATGTTCAAACAACGACAGGCAGCACAAGTTTAGTATTTGGCACAGGTAGTTCAGAAAGAATGAGAATCCACAGTACAGGTAGGGTTGCAATTGGTAATACAAGCCCAAGTTATAAATTAGATGTAACAGGTCAAATAAGAGCTACAGATGATATTATAGCATTTTCAGATATAAGAGTAAAAGAAAATGTAAAAACATTAGAAAACTCATTAAGTAAAGTAAATAAATTAAGAGGTGTTGAGTTTAATAAAATTGGCAACAATAATAAATCGATAGGTGTTATTGCACAAGAAATAGAAAAAATATTACCAGAGGTTGTTCATACAGATAATGATGGCATGAAATCTGTTGCTTATGGGAACATTACTGGTTTACTTATTGAAGCAGTAAAAGAATTAAGCAAAGAAGTTCAAGAATTAAAAAATCAAATTAAGTAATGGCAGTCCCAAGTAGCGGTGCAATAAATATGCTAAATATTGCTAAGGAAAGAAAATATAGCGATTACAATTCAAGTAGTTCTATAACATCACCCATATACATGTCTGATATTTCAAGATTAAGCGGTGGCAATTCAAGTGGCTCAGGAACAAGTTATCCTGCGGTAAATTTAGCAAACCCTGTGTCCAGTAGGCCAGACGGGTCTAACCCTTTACAAATGTCAGAGTTTAAAGGTTATGACCAAGATGCTGCAAGAACAGCGTTTGAATTTTTATATGATGCGTCAAGTTCTGGTGATGCTTGTGCTTTCGGTTTACCAGATGGAACAGTATATTATCATACTGATGGGTCAAATCAATATCCAAGTGCCTTAGATGGTACTTTTTATGCTTATACAAGTGCCACAGGAACAGTCCCAGTTAGTGCTGGTTATTATCAAGTATTTAGCACAACTGGAATATCAACAAGCAAATACATACAAGTAGGCAGTGGTGGTGCTATTATAGGTGGTGGTAATTGTTAAATAATTTACTAAATTTGTAAAAAAAAAATTATGGCTAATACATACGATTGGAAAATAAATCAATTAGATGCTAAAATAAAGCAAGATGGCAAAGACAATGTTATATATACAGTACATTGGTCTTATATAGCCAAAGATGATTCAGAGCCAGATAAATATATGGCATCATCAATTGGCACTATAAGTGTTGAATATAAAGATGGAGACCCATTTATTGAATACGCTGATTTAAAAAAATCAGATGTTGTTGGTTGGTTAGAAGCGGATATTGATGTTGATGCTATGAAATTAAATCTTGACAATCAAATAGCTTTACAAAAAAATCCTGTTGATGAATATTTACATCCAGATTGGGATTAAAAATTAAATTAAAATTATGGCAAATAAATTAGAGGAAAAAGAATTAGAAAAATTACAAAAATCAGAAAATGATAAAATACAAATTCAATCAAATATTGGATTTTATAATATCCAAATGGAAACAATTAGTGAGCAAAAGAAAAAAGCCCACGAGGATTATAAAATCAAAGCCCAAGAGCAACAAGAAATCGTCAAAGAACTCGAGGAAAAATATGGGGCAATCACAGTCAACATCCAAACAGGAGAATACGATAAAATAGAGAAAAAAGATGACTAATGCCACTTATAAATGCTACAAGTTTTTTATTAGTTAAGGACACAACAGTAATAGGGCATTCAAAAAATACTACATTTTCTTTACAATTAGATTTACCTGAAACAACCACAAAAGATAGTGGAGGTTTTGCAGAGTATTTGCCATGTATTCGTAGTGGCACAATATCTGTAAATGGTTTTACTTCATACAGTGATTCATTAAACTTTGATGAGTTCTCAGGATATGTTATAACAAGACAAAAACATACTTATTATTTTAAAGAATCATCAAATCCTAAATTAATTTTAAGGGGTGAGGGTTATGTAACAAGTGTTGACGAGGTTGGCGACCATGAGTCAGTTAGTGAATTTAATGTCGAAATAACTTTAACTGATGTTATAACTGTAAGTGGCGACCAACAGACATGGGAAAATATATTTGACCAATGGGAAACAATAGCAGATGAATGGGAAAATGTATAAATTATAATTTCGTATATTTACAAAAAATTAAAAATTTATAATTATGCCTACAACTGGAGTATTTAATGGAACAAATTTAATATTAAAAGTAATTAATGATGGCGGTAGCCCAGTGGCAACTGGACATACAACAAGTGCAACATTATCACTTAGTGCTGATATGCCAGAAGCAACTTCAAAAAGTTCAAGTGGATTTCAAGAAGTTATAGCTGGTGTAATGTCTGGTGAAATCTCTTTTGAGGGATTAGTTGCTTATGACGACACTGCTGGTGCTGATGAAATAACAACTTATTTACTTGGTAGAACAAAAGTGGATTGGACTTTTTCAACAGCAGTTACTGGCGACACTTTATATAGCGGTGAAGGTTTTATTTCAAGTTGCGAAGTGTCAGCAGAAATGGAATCGCCTGTTACTTATTCAGGAACGATTACTTGTACTGGTGCAATTACACAGGGAGCTGTATCATAGTAATTGAACTTTAAATTAAATAATTCAGGGACATTGTTTATCTTTGTCCCTAAATTTATATAATATGGCAAACAAGAAAAGAGGTTACTATACCCTAAAATTAGGTGGCCAAAATAGAACAATGCACTTTAGCATGAATTTTTGGGCAAATTTTACAGATATTTTAAATGTTCCACTTGACAAATTAGGAGATTTATTCACTGAAGGCGTTTCAATCAAAACAATACGAGCATTAGTTTATTCAGCAATATTGGCTTATGACCAAGAGGAAGGTAATTTAATTGATTACAATGAATTTAAAGTTGGTGTTTGGTTAGAGGATTTTGATGCTGATGAAATAAACGAAGTGGTTAATGCAATGATGGAATCCAGAATATTAGGAAACGACTTAAATGCTGGTTTAGACAGAAATATAAAAAACTCTACAAAAAAGGGAAAGTAAATAGCCAACTTGATTGGGACACTTTATTTGATTTTTATATTGGTCAGGTTGGCATTAATCCAAATAATTTTTGGAACTACACTTGGAAAGAGATTCATTTACTTGGTGAATCTTATTTAATAAAACAGAATTTAGAATGGGAAAGAACAAGATATTTATGCGCTATGGTTTACAATGTTAATTGTAATAAAAGGTCTCAAATGATTGTTCCAGATAAATTATTTCCATTGCCACAAGACAAATATTTAGAAAGAGGAAAACCTAAGTCCACAAAAGAGGAATACGAAAAATTTTTAAAAAAGGTTGAAAAAACCAAGTTTAAACCTATAAACTAATATTTAGTATTTTTGTAAAAATAATTCTACATGGCAGAACAAAAATTAAGATATGTAATTACTGGTGATGCTACACAACTTAATGGCGCATTAAATAGGGCAAGTTTAAGGTTAAAAACATTTGGTCAGGGTGTAAAAAATCTTGGCTCAAGTTTAACAAGAGTTGCAGCCCCTTTGGCTTTAGTTGGCGGTGCTGCTATTAAAATGGGAGTTGATTTTGATAAATCAATGACTAAAATAAAATCTTTAGTAGGTGTTGCAAGTGAGGATGTTGATAAAATGCGTACAACAGTTAGAGAAATGGCTGTTGAAACTGGCGTATCGAGTAATAAAGCTGCTGACGCACTATTTTTTATAACATCTGCTGGACTTAGGGGTAAAGAAGCAATGGATGTATTAGAAGCCTCTTTAAAAGCAAGTGCTGTTGGATTAGGTGAGGTGTCAACTGTTGCTGACTTATCAACCTCAGCTCTTAACGCTTATTCTCAAAGTGGTTTAACAGCTATGGAGGCGACTGATGTTTTAACTGCTGCTGTTCGTGAAGGTAAATTAAACAGCGAGGAATTAGCTGGGTCAATGGGCCAAGTTTTACCTGTTGCAAGTGGTCTTGGCGTTTCTTTTAATGAGGTTGGTGCTGCAATGGCTGCAATGTCAAGAACAGGAACACAAGCGTCAATTGGTGCAACACAATTAAGAAGTGTTTTAAATAGTTTATTAAAACCATCAGAGGGTGCAAAAAAACAATTAGCGGCTTTTGGTTTAAGCGCACAGGGTCTAAGAAAACAAATAAAAGACGAGGGGCTATTAAGTGTTTTAAATACATTAAAACAAAGGTTTGAAGGTAATGACGAGGCTGCTGCAAAAGTTTTTCCAAATGTAAGGGCTTTGTCTGCTGTTTTAAATTTAACAGGTGATAATGCCGCAGCAACTGAAAAAATATTTGCAGCCTTAAACGCAACACAAGATGACACACAAAAAGCATTTGAGGAAACGAGTAAATCTGCATCATTTAGATTAACAAAATCTTTAAATGAAGCCAAAGAATCATTCGCTGAAATGGGTGCTGTTTTATTAGAGGCGCTATTGCCTGTAATACAAGATTTGGCAAAATTTGTTACGAATGCTTTTAAAAAATTTAACAACTTAGAGGAAAGCACACAAAAATTTATTGGTACTATTGCTATTGTTGGAACTGTTTTAGGGCCTGTTTTAATTGTTATTGGTAGTATGATTAGTGCATTAGGCACAATAGCAGGTGCTTTGGGTACTGCTAAAACCGCATTTGCATTGTTAAATAAAACAATGAGAGCAAATCCATTTGTAGCGGTGGCTGGTTTAATAATGGGTGTTGTTCTTGCTTTAAAAAAATTAAAAAGAGCCTCTGACGCTGCTAAAATGGAAGCATTTAATGAAGAATTAAAAAACATGAAACTTGATGAGGCAGAAACTAAATTAAAAAAACTTGCCGAAGCACAAGAAAACGCCAACAAAAAAATTGAAAAATATAATGAAGCAATAGATAATAACATAAGTGGAAAAGGTATAGCGGGATTGATGCAAAGTGCCGAGAGGCTTAAAAAAGAAAATAAACTTAGAAGTGAACAAATAAATTTATTACAAGATTTTATTAAATTAAAAAAAGAGGAACAAGAGGTTGATAAAGAGCCTAAAATCACCACACCTTCAGCACCAACTGGAACGACTGGAACGACTGGAACTGAAGGCCCAACACCAGAGGAAATTGCTCAACAGACAGCAGCCGCATTATTAACAACAAAGAAAAAACAATTTGACGCTGAAATTGCAGCTACAAAAGCTCATTATACTAAGTTAATAGAATTAAATAAAGGTAATGATGAGCAAATTAAACAATTAGAAATTTCTAAAGGTGAAAAACTTAAAGAAATTAGTGATGGTTATTATGGTGATTTATTTAAAAGTTTTGAGGATTATGCTACAAAAAGAAGTTCGTTACAAACAAAGATTGAGGATGCGTCAGCAGTTACAGATGAACAAAGAAAGGCATTAGAAATTAAAAGAACACAAGAGTTTTATGGTCAATTAATTGAACAAGCTAAATTATTTCATTTAGATTTTTCTGCATTACAAGATGCAATGACTCTAAAAATAGAGCAGATAACAAACGGCATGACAGAAACTACATCTAATTTTAAATCAACACAAGAAAATATAAATAGTGTATTACAGGGTAGTTTTTCAAGTTTAGGTAATTCAATTGCAAATACATTTGGGGCATCACAAAGTTTATTAGGTGGTTTTTTACAAACATTTAT